TTCTGTAATCTCCAATTTTCTGCTCTTTCCTACTAGGACATTCTGGTATTACTAATTCTTCTTTTTTATTTTCTGGTACTTGCGTTTCTGGTATGTCAGTTTCTGGCATCGGTGGAGTTTCGTTTGATATTGGTAAATCCTCGGTAATTACTAATTGGTCTGGCCTATAGTCCATAGGAAAGAAACTAGGAAAAACAGAATCACAATCAGTAAAAACTCCATTAGGGTCATCTAACAATAATTGTGTATTGCCAGTATTTTTTATATCTCTGTGTTGGTAAGTACAACCAGCAACATTTATTTCTAGATTATTTATTACAGGTAATACAGGATTAGGGTTGTAAGTCTCTGGAATGTAGACCTCTGGAATATTTATTTGTCTGATACCGATTTCAGGTATCTCCATTTATCTATTTTGTGTCGGTGCTGGTGGTATAAACTCTGGAATTGTCCCGCCTGTAACATCAGGCATTGCGTTATCTAAAACTTTTGGCATCATTCCTTGTACATTATCTAATACTTCATTCATCACTCTTGCTTTAAACTGTTCAGAGGTAACAAAGCGGTAAGCGTAATAAGAACCGCCCAACATTGACAAGGTAAGAAATAAAGACAACAATGAGGCTATCTGGCAAATCTTTTGAAACATGATTAGAGAGGCATTTTTGAAGGCGTTAGTGCCTGTTACAATTATAACTTTTTGCGGAATCTGTGCATTAGCACCACTTTATGTAGGACTGTCGATAATCTCTACCAAGGTACACCAGTCTCAGTAGTTGGTGTAAGAACTTCATTTACTTTAGCTTCTAGTTCTGTTTCAATAACTGCTACCTGATCTCCAAGTGCTGTTTTTACCCAACCTAAAACAGTAGAGGCATCTAATTTAGCAAATTCAATAAAATCACTTGGTAATGATTCAGGTCTTTCAAGAAATATCTCACCTATTGATCTTGATTTTTCTACAGAATCAGATAAACCTTTTACACGATAAGTTACATGAGTAACAAAACCATCTGACAAGTCACGTTTCATTGTATTTATTTCCCAAGTTTTAGTTATCGCCATAATTTTTTAGAAAACTTTATTAAGATTTTACTTTATTATTAGAATTAATCAATTTTTCTAATTTTTCCATACCGCCTTGATCTTTTAGTATTTGGCCAATAATTTGATTTCTGTCATTTTGTAATTTTGTAATTTTTTGTTCTGCCTCCTGTTTGATTTGCTTTATATCTTTATCTATAATTTCAATTTTTTTTGTATTAAATTCTAAAGATTCTTTTGTTTCTTTAATTAATTCTTCTGGTGTCATAATTTTTTTTATTTAGTAGCTATTTTAACCCAACCTGTAGAGTTGTCAGCTTGGTAAGCATCTTCGTCCCAATTATAGAAATATTGAGGCTCATTGCCATCGGGGTCTGGGTGAGGTATTGGCGGTTCATATCTACAAGTTGTTTCATCTAAAGACCAAGATGGATATGGTTGATCTCCAATAAAAGCGTCTCTTGTTGAATCGTAAGTATCTCCTAATCTCGCATAATTTTTTCTAAAATTACAGTTATAACTTGTTTGTTTATAAATTTTATCTGAACCAAATAAACCTTGTAAAAAAGCAACTCCATAGGATTCTTGCTCTTTATTATTTTCATCTGTAATAACAGCATTTTCAACTTTTAAAACACTTATAACTTTGTTATCTGAATTTAATTCTGCAAAATGAGCCATAATTTAAACTGTATAAGAACCAACACCAGTAAATTTTATAATTGTATTACTGCCGCTTGTTGTCACATTAGGACTTCCAGATGTAGTGCTTGAATATCTTGAAGTTGGAACACTTAATATCACAACACCAGAACCGCCATTTCCACCTGTTGAGCCACCTAAAGCACCTCCACCGCCACCTCCACCGAGGCCACTTGTTCCAGCACCGCCACTTTGTGCCGCATTACCACCGCCCCCAGAACCACCACTTCCTCCAAGACCTCCACCGCCACCGCCTGCGTAAGTAACACTTGAACCTGTAATTGAGTTTGCTTGCCCTGAACCTCCTAGACCTCCACCAGCTTGTAACGTTCCAGCGGAACCCTTACCACCACCTCCACCAGCGTTGTTATGGTCTGCACCGCCTCCGTCATTACCCTCTCCAGAAACACCAGAACCACCACTAGAAATAATACCGTCTCCACCTCTAGCACCACCCCCAGAACCTCCAGCATTACCTAATTCAACATTTTGGATACCAGTCTGTCCAGCATTAGTTCCACCACCACCACCTCCTGTACAGGATTGTAAATTTGATGCGGAAGAGCCAGTTCCATTGCCGCCTGCAACATTAAGCTGAGTACTGCCAGACCCACCACCACCTACTGATACGCTTATTACTGTTCCTTGAGCTAAATCTGTTGTTCCTGTTCTCATGCCACCAGCACCACCGCCACCAGCACGATCTTTACCGCCACCGCCACCGCCAGCAACAATTAAAAATTGTACAGAAACAGGCACGTCACCAGCACCAAGACCTAAAAACATTTGATGTATAGCCATTAGGTTAACCCTGACCCTGAAATATAAGCGTAAGTTGCACTATGAAAATATACTGTAGCTATTCCTCTAGGTCCTAGAGTACGATTGCCTTGAGTTCCATCAGCAGAAAAAAACAATACTAGTCCAGTACCAGAAACAATTGATATTGAGCCTGTATTACCATTGATAATAGTGACAGCATCGCCTCCTGTAAGCGTACTATTTGGAATTGTGACGCTAGTTTGACCAGCTTGAATGACAGCTTTACCAGCATCAGAAGCTACTAATGTATAAGCACTTGTTTGGTAATTACTAGGAATAGAACGCAAACTTCCTTTACTATCTGTAACTGCTCCTGTAACAGTTATCCCTGAGGCTGTAGTCTCAAACACTTTAGTTCCATCTTCATGTAATTCGACTGAACCGTTTGCTATACATTTAATAGCATCTTCAGCATTTGTTTTTATTTCTATATCAAAACTATTTTGATTCTGTATTAACATTCCAGCATTACCAGATTGCAATATTCGTAACTCGTTATCAGTATTAGATAGAACAAATGATCTAGAATTTGCGTTATCATGATAAATTTCTAAATCTGCCGAAGCACCAAACCTAGCTTTATCATTATCAGCAAAGTCAATATCACTACCATTACTTTGCAAGTCACCTCCTAGCTGTGGTGAAGTATCTCCAAGTACTGTTTCACCACTAAATTTAGTAGCCGTAACTGTTCCTGTACTTGGGTTATAAGTGAAATCTCCATCAGACTCAAGACCGACATTTCCAGTAGCAGAAGCATCTTCAATAAATGGAATTAAATTATTTTCATTTGTTGATTCATTGTCTGCAACAGAAACATGATTTGCATTAGTGGCCGTTGTGACTGTAGTTCCAGCAATAACAGTTGCTAACGCTACCCCTGCCACAGTGATTGCATCAGCTTCTAATGTTCCGTCAAAGTCTCCGTCTACCGCATCTATATTTCCAACAAAAGTTGTTGCAGTAACATCTCCTGTAACTGTCAAGCCAGAAGAACTGAAACTTCCTCTCGTTGTTCCTCCGCAAGTAATGTCTAAAGTGTCAGCCGCACTTGAAAAGATGCCAGTATTTAAATCATCACGAAATCCTAGTGCTGGTGCAGAGTTTGTACCATCTTCAAGGGTTAATGTTCCATCTAATTGTAATAAAGTAATCCAGCCATCATTTGCACTATTTCTTATTTTTAAAACTCCAGTATTTGTATCAGCCCACCATTGATACGCATATTTTGTAGAGGGTTCAGTTGATGATGAGTTATTACTTACAATTGCAGCAAGAGCTAAATTTAAGTCTGCACGAAAATTAGCACCACTGGCATTATCTAGAACGTAATCATGCGTTGCCATTTTCTAACTACTTTTTCTTAAGGTTATCATAATTTAAGAGCCTCGACCAAAACCGACTGCAGTATATTTGAAATTTCTATCAACAAAACTAGAGCCATTTTTAATATCTATTGAAAATCCAGTCGAACTGATGTTTGACAAACTAAAGAAATCTCCTGATTGTGCGTTTTCTATTACTATTCCTATTGTAGGTAAAGCAGCACCAGCGGCAACGTCTGTACCACTAAATCCTGTAAAAAATTTATCTGTAAATGTAACGGCTTTGGTTGACGTACCAGAGGCTATAACAGAATTTACTGTCTCTACCCTTCTATTTAATGTTGCAGTATATCCAAGCTCTTTTAAAAGAATTGTTTGTGCTGGGTCTGCTGAAGATATATCAGCTTTAAATTTAAATCCTCTGCCTCTAAGAACACCATTTACTAAAACATTAAAATCGCTAAATTCTGCTCCATATGTGCAATTGCCACTTGTTGTTTGACTAGCGGCAGCAGTTAAAGTAAATGTACTTGAATTTGGTACTGTTTTTATTTCATAATTGCCGTCTACACCATTACCAGAGGTGAAATCGACTACAACAAAACTTCCGACTGTATAACCATGCGAAGATTTTGTGATTGTAATTGTTGTCCCTGATTGAGCATATGTGGCAGAGGTAGATAAAGATGGGTCTTGAGTTGTAGTTGCTACTAATAATTGAGCATTTGTTTCAAAAGCTGTTAATTGGTCAATATCGTTCCAAGTATCTATTAAGGCTGTTCTTTGGTCTATTAATGAATTAGCATAAAAAGACTCTGTTACAAAATGCCTTGTAAATTTAGTATCCATTGTTGAACCTAAATCTAAAGGGTTTGCAAATTCATAAGAACCAGACGATGCAACATCACCTAAAATATCTATTTGGGATAAAGTATCTATCAATGCAGTTACTTCATCAATAGTAACTACTGAACCTAAAGTAAGACCACCGAGAGTTGAATCAAAAAATGTATTTGTTTTTGTTCCCCCGAAAGGTGGAGTGTCGGTATCTTCTCTGTCTGTAAAAGCTGTTAATTTTGGTTGTGTATTTGGTGGCGATACAATCACAGAGGTTTCGCCAGCACTAAGCCTTCCTCCATCATCGCGAAATTTAAGGATTACTTCTCCTGCGACAGGTGGAATACGAACCTGAGAAACATTACCAGATTCAGCAGGCACAAGATCGACAGAATTGGTAAAAGTACCAGTTCCGTCTGTAAGGTTGCTGTGTCGAACTACAACATTTCCACCATGAATGACATCTACATCTGTTGATTTATCAAATCTTAATAACATAAAGTCCTCACTAGAGGGTTCTATAGTCAAGTTTTGTACATCTGCTGGCAATGCAGTTTTTCCTTCAGCGTTAAAAGTAAGAGTTGTTGGAGTTGTACTTGGTTCACCGAGTGCGTTATAACTAAAAACTTCAAATTTATATTCTCCTAGTTCAGAGTCAAATATTTCAAAAGTTGGGGCTGTAACTCTTTGTGTAATTACATTACCATCATTAAATTGGTATTTAACTGAATATTCTGTAACGCCAGAAACTGGTTGCCAGCTTAAAACTAATTTACTTACAGCTCTGTTTCCTAATGCAACTATTAATTCTTCCGCTGATAAGTTACTAGGTGCTGATTTAGGCTGTAATAAAGTTGTTATTTGTGGAACTGTTACAGATGCACCATCTTCTACAAAATCGTATTTACTAGAATTATGAAACATTGCATTAATAGTAAAAGTATTATCTTCTTCAGTGACAGATAAAACTCTAAAATCTTCAGTTTCTGTGGTTGCTCTTAATAGTAACCAAACACTAAAAGCTTGTGGGGCAGAGGTAAAGGCACTAGATACAGTAATAACAGTTCCTGTAATATCTGAAACCGTCTTTGTCTCCATTGTTCCGTCTGTCAAAATTACAGATAATTGATCTCCAGTTGTGTGCGATGTTGGCAAGTCTTTAGTATTGTCAACTGTAATTTGTGTCGTTGTTGCAGTTTTTATTCTTCCCGATCTTCTTAAACCACTACGTACAGGGTCTTGTACAGTAATAATTTGATTTGGTCTTACTAAAGAACCAGCATCAGCCGTTGTTGTAAAGGCAACAGTTTCAGTCTCATTATTTTGTGTAAACAAATGCCATAACCCTGCTCTTCTTGCTTGAGCCTGATTATTACAACCTACTGCTTCGATATTTTTTACAACTACACCATATTTTGATTGGTTAGCGGCTGTATCTTCAACAGTTTCATATTCAAATGATCTTGTCTCATTACTAAAATATTTGACATTAATTACTGTATCTTTTGTTCTTTGGCTTGCTCCTGTATAAACAAAACCATCTTCAGTTATGTTCGCATATGAGAAGAAGTAAGTGCTTGTTGTTGGCCTATCTTGGCACAGAGTTATAACACCATCATCAATGTATAAACTACCTCTCATAATAGAGGCAATTCTATCTAGCAAAGTATAAGCGTTTGTACTTCTTTGAATTACAATATTACAACTAAATCTTGGGGCTGTACCACCCTCTCCATTATCAATTAGCTCTGAGTTATAGACAGATGCATTATAAAAAGAATACTTATCAACTTCTGTCTCAGCTACAAAATCTCCAAAACCAGCAACAGATTCAGTGAGAATGTCGTACAAAACCCATGCAGGGTCATTACAATATTCTTTACTTGATTTCAAAGTACCATTAAAATCACCGCTAAATGACAAAGAACCATCTGCTCTAACAGTTGAGTTATGCGGAATTTTTACAAGACGGCCTCTTACCCTATACATTCGTTGGGGAACTTGTCTAAAAATTTCAGAATCAAATCTTATTGCGGCATAGGCTGTGTTTAAATAAGTCGGACTATCAAAAACTAATTCAGTTAAAGTTGTAAATTCAAAAGCATTTGCAAGTTTTGCATCTGAACTGTCAGCAGTTTGTCTTGAAACTTTTACAGTAACTGGAAAATCTGAATCAGCTAAATCCTCAGGAAAAACAATTATATGATCTTTAAAATAGGGTGAGGTGCTTTTACCAGTAACACGACCCCCAGACGTGTGAATACTACGATCTAATCCAGTTAAACTAGTTTCTGGATTTATTTTTTTTATTAAAGTATTGTCTTGTTTTCTTACTTCTATATCGTATTCAACAGTAGTTCCTTTAATGTCTCCGTTATCTTTTATTTCTTGTAGTCTAGGAAATCCAATAGTTACTCTTACTCCCTCTGTTGAGGTGTCAGTGATGGTAACTGTCTGAGACTGTGATTGTGTTACCGTTACTCCTACAGTTCTATCTCTTTCAGTTTCTACAAGTCCTTGTATTTTTGTCTGGTTTGAAGTGCCAAGCCTTGTAAAAAAAGATGGAGCATTTGCTTCACTTGTACCAAAATTAAAATCATTTATATCTGGGTCTGTATTGCTTGCACCGTCTCTTAAAACTTGAGTTCCATTTAAAAATAAATCTTTAAGACTTGCTATGCGATAGGCAGTAGAACCATGTGTTAACCCAGCATCTATAGCAGAGGGGAAACCAGCTATCTGCCCTTCCCCAATAACATCTACAAGAGTCACAAACTGCCTTGACCCAATGTCTCCATCTTTCATGGTGGAGTCAAAGAAAGAAGTGCCAGCTCCACCAAGCTGTTTCATCTCCTGTTGACCAGACTGAGATAAACTGTTAGCTCCTAAATTACTTGGTAAAACCATAATTAGCTTTTAAATACTGGGGCAGTGTCAGTACCAGAACTGACCACGATTGAGCCTGTAAACACCTCGCCATAAATTAAAGGTATGCAAACACCACTTCGAGATACGTTTTGAATACCATTAAAAGAAAAATTTACCCTTGAATCTGTTTCACTAAGTGCATTTGCTGTTGTATCGCCGATGCTTGGTTGTTGTGGTGGAAAAAGCATATTTGTAACACCACTTACAGCCATAGAAACACCTGTTGACAATAAAACGCTACCAAGCGTTGCCACAATAGCTACAGATGATGCGGCGGCGGCAGCACCACCACCAATTAGGGCGGCAGCAACCCAAAACCAAGCCCCAGAAACAATAGGAATCATTCTAATTTCACCTTCACTTTTTACAAGTAAATCCTCTTTAGTTTTTATAACATCATTATTAATTGTTATTCGATACATATTCTGAGCTAAATGTGGTTCAACATCTGGATAATTACAGGCAATATACTTGTAGACATCTTTCATTGTTTTTACATCAGCGTAGTTAACGTGCCAGCCAACTAATTCAGCTAATCTGCCATAAACTTTTATTTTTCTCAAACCCTGTTCATCTTCTCTTCTTTCTCTATCAATAAATTTATCTTTTGTAAGCATAGGTTTATGTACTTTTGGTTTTAATTCTTGTATTTCATTATTTTCTGGACTTAAAATAAACCAAGATAAACCAAGAAAATCACAATTTTTTATATCTTCTTTTGATGGCGTTAAATCATTATTAGGGTGTGAGTGACAGATGTGCAAAACAGTACCAGTTTCTTCAGCCTTCGCCCAATCTTCTGGGTCAATCGTAAAACTATTAGCACCTTCTATAGCAATATTTTTACAAGGATAATATTCTTTTACACCATTTTTATCAATAACCAGACCACAAGATTCCTCTGGTAATGTTTTCTTTGCATGAGATAAAGCTTGCTCTTGCCAGTTGTTCATACAAAAGTACCTACTGAGGGAAAATCTTTTCTAGTAATGATTCTTTTAGGTGCTGATCTGTTCTCTAAATCAAGTGCAGATGCACATTCAAATTCTACAAAATCTTTACTCTCTACAGTTTTTCTATCAATAAAAAATGTTTGGTTTTCATAAGTATTGTTAGCTGGCGTTCCAAATGGATTTGTACCAGATTCAAAATTAGCATGATCTAAAAATTTAAGTAGTGTAACTTTTCTAATAAATTTCGCACCATTAAGTCCATTTTTTGGCGTTGTTAGATTTGCACTAGTCATCAATGCTGTTACATTTGAAAATAAATTACTTATCCTCACAGTTGGTCTAGGTCTTGTCGTTCTTGTCTGTGCGTATTCAAAACCATTTGCCTCTATTGGTATTCTTGTATAACTTGAACCTTGAAAAACAACATTATAAGTTGTGTTCATATTGATACCATTATGAAACCTTTTTACATCGCTACTGCCATGCAATGCAGAAACAAGATGTATTTCAAACAGTTCTATCTTGGCACTTGGATTTGCTTTTTGTAGTTCTTCTGTAGGAATAGCCATTAGGGTTCAAACACCTCCCTAAAAGTACAATTTAATGTTGCTCTGTTTGCGTATGGTATTGTCTTTGACCAATTATCACAGACAAAATTAGCTGTACCACTTTTTGTAACAGTACAGTCTCCAGAATTTGTTGCACTACTTCCAGCAGTAATTACAAATACATTGGCACTTGTTAATGAGACAACTGAGAATGTTCCATCTGTTGCACTGCCAGAGGTGAAGTCTACAGTTATAGAATCATTTGCAAATAGTTGATGGTCAGTAACAGTTACAGTTATTGTCGTGCCACTTTGCGAATAAGTCCCTGTTTTTACAGTAGTTTGGTTAGGTGGTGTAAAAGTAAATGAAGCTTGGTCTAAGGCTCTCTCGTTTAAAAAATATTCAATTTCATCACTCTCTGTTTCTGAAATATTATTAAAAACAAGATTGTAAACTTTGCCATTTTTATGTGCTGGAATACCTATCAGTTGACGTTGTTCAAAGCCGTCCATAAAGTTTACTCTTTTTATTTTAGGCTGGCTTCTCTTTGAGATTCCGTAAGCTGGTTGAACTGTTGTTGGAAATGATGCCATAGTTATGCGTTAGATAATAGACCGCCAGCTCGTTTTTGGTTAGCTAGTTCAGTTTGTATTGCGGCTGCCAATACTTTACCAAACTCATTTGCTTGTCCATCATTACCTTGAACTTCAGTGCCAGACGCGTCTACGTTTATTGTTACTACATTTGTAATCCCACCGCCACCGCCTAATTTACTATTTGGAATTACATTGCCACCTTTTGACCCCATCTGTAGCAATTCTGGTCCACGTTCACCAACAACGTAAGCACCTCCAGCTTGAACCCTTCCACCCATTTCCCTCTTACCAAACAATCCACCTAAGAAACCACCAAACCCTTTTCCTCCACTTAAAGCATTACCTATACCACTTAAAGCTTTGTTTAATGCAAGTTTTATTAATTGTTGTTGTAAGTTACCTAATACATTTCTCATTGCATCACCAAAAGATTTAGCACCAGTAATTGCGTCTGTAAGATTATTCACTAAATCATCTCTTACAGATTCTCCTATTTTTTTGAAGGTTTCTTGTAATTTTTCAGCCTCCTCTCTTGCTTTTTTTTCAGCTGGGGTAAGCTCTTCAACTTTCTTTTTAATTAATCCAGTTGCGTCAACTATTTTATTTTTAGCGTCTAGCTGTTTGTTGTTTTCATCTGTTATTGTTTTTTCAACTCCAGAAAATTCAAGTACACCTTCTTTCAATCTGTCTAAGTTTTCTTTTGCCCCTTTTAAAAAGTTCTTACCAAATTCTTTAATACCTTTTATTTTGAAATCTAGTTCAGGTAGTTCAATACCACCTAGTAATTTTCTTAGTGGTGCAGGTATTAGATTTACAATTTTTTCAAATGCTTGCCTAAAGAAATCGACAATGCCTTGAGCTAAATTACCGACTTTAGTTCTGACACCATTAATGAAAGAAGCAACAACTTTTATAGAGTTACCTATAACCCCACCGATTACTTTACCAATAAAAACAGCCCTATCTGAAGCCTCTGTAATTGCTTCTTTTATTCCAATCCACCCTTGTTCAAGACTAAATAAAGCATTAGTTCCATCTATTCCTAGTGACTCTCCTATAATTTTTCCAATCTGGCCAACAGCCGCAGAAACAGCCCTAATAGGCATCATAACTATTTCAAATGCAGAACCTAAAGCCTCAACAGTTACAGCCGCTACTTTAAGAGATTCTCTTAGTACAATTCCAATTTCTGAGCCTTCAGTAGTTAGATTTGTAAATGCAGTACCTAATCTTGTAAGTTGTCCTTGTATAGTGTTCTGTGCTTCAAATGCGGCTTTGGCGGCAACTCCTTGTGCATTTGCTTGATTTGCTAAATTTTGATTAAAAGATACTAATTGGTCATTTAACAAAGGTAATATTGCTGTCCTTGCTTCAACAGACCCAAAGAATTGTGCAAGCGTTTCTTCACTAGCACCACCCTTTGCAACAAGTTCCTCTAAGACACCTCCTAGACCTTTTGTCTTTAGAGCAGTAGCGCTAAAGTCTATACCAAGTTTTTCTGCCGCGTCTGAAGCTTCTTTTGTTGGTTTTTGTATCGCCGCAATAACTTGTCGTAATCCAGCAAAGGTTGATTCAACAGGAACACCAGTTGCAGTGACAGTAGATATTGCCGCATTAAGTTCATCTATTCCAACACCAGCACCAGCCGCTATAGGTGCAAGTCTACCAATCTGCTGTGCATATTGGTCTACAACGATTTTACCATCATTTTGGGTCTGTATAAATCCATCAATTAACTTTGCGGCCTTATCTGATTCCAGTCCATAAGCATTTAGTACAGATGTAGTTGCATCAGCAACGGTGGCTAATTCAGAAAATCCACCAGTAGCACCTAACTGTGAGGCTTTTAAAACATCAGTAAGTTGTGTAACTTCTCCAAATCCAGCAGACGCTACATCATAAGAAGCTGATAACAAAGCAAGTTGTGAGACTTGACCACTAAGCTCATTTGATAAAGTTCCAAGTTTAGGTGTTAAAGTATCGACATCTACTCCAAGAGTTTTTACCTTTGCGCTTGCAAAATCAGCAGCAGCCAAATTTTGAAAAACTTTTCCAAGTGCTGCAACAGCAGTGGTGATTCCAAAAATAAAACCTAGTGACGCTTTAATTGCGTTTCCTAAAACTGTTACTCCACCACCAGCCGCTTTAGCCCCTGCACCTGTAGCTCTTAAACCTTGTGGAAATCCTACTAAACTTTTATTTGCATCTCTTAACCTTCCACTAGAGCCTTGAATTGTTGTATTAAATTTCTTTGCCTGTGCATCAACATTCTTTAACGCTGTGACAGCTTGTGTGGCATTTACTCTAAGTTCTACATTAGAAACTGCCACGACTAAACAATAACTCCTTTAACTATATCTTGATTTGCGCCTGATTGCATCTGCCTCTTTTTTTTCTCTATCATACTTTAATTCATAATATCCAGCAAAAAATATCAACTCTTCTTGTGTGAGTTGTGTCCTTAATTCACTAACTGTCTTGCCTAATTCTGTTGCAAGGAAAAACTCAAAATTTAACCAGTTATCCCCCCTTAAGATTCCTTTGCGTTGTCAATAGTAGCGCTTTCGTTCACTCCAAATAAAAACAATTCGATCTGATTTAATACAGCTTCTGGCAACTCGTTTTGTAAGTTAGCAAAGTCTGCAGGGTGAAATGCTTTTGTACCATCTTCATTCTCTGCTAATTGACAAAGCATATGTGTAGAAACAATCAATGGGTCGTCACTCCCAGCCCTTTGCGTTGCTCTGGCTCTGTCAGCTCTTGTAATGGCCTTGAAATATAAACTGACCACAACATTACCATTATCGTCTTTTACGTCAAATTTGCGCCTTTTAGAGAGGTCAAACGACTCCTTTAAAAGGTCAAGTGTCTTTTTTTGTGCCATAAATTAAGTGCGAGATAATCTTAATTTACTATATTGCGTTAGTTATTGCACCAGTAGTAATAAATGAAATATTTATTAGCTGTGTCTCTCCAAGTGTGGCGGCGTATTCTGCACTTGTTATTATTCCAGAAAAACTTATTTTTTTTGCTGAAGTTGAGGAATCAGGGAACAATTCGAACAATGCATCACCATTGTCACCAGTTGTTAATACATCATCAATAAATGTTGTGTAGCCTGCGCCTGTTTCATCTGGGTCGTATAAAAGTTCTGCTGAACCTTCACCAGAAATTAGTCCACCTATGAATGTTTTAGCTGTGTCACCTTGTTTTGTAGCTTCGAGTGTGTCTTTACTTACAGACAAAGTCCATGATCTTGTTTGACCTACGTCAGCTTCAGTTCCACCAGCATTGTGAAACATAATTTTACCTACATCACCCTTAAGAGCAGTCATGACAAAAAAAAGAAAGATTTACAAATATATTAACTCTTTTCGGAGTTTTTTACATCTTTTTCAGAATTTTGTTGACTCTCCATGTATCTTTTACAATCGTTATCCCAATAATTTGCCTCTCTTCTACCTTTGACAGCTTCGATAGCGTCTAACATTTTTTCTGTAATTACAAGTTTTGGCATAATTAGAGATCCTCATAAATTGTGAATGTTATTCTGATTTGAGTTTGAAACTTACCTTGTGGACTCGAGGTTAGTATTTCGGGACCAATAGGTGCATCAAAAATAACACTTGATACTGTAATTCTATTGTATAAGTCCCTAAGTCTTTTGCAAATTGTAAAGTTTGACCCTGCGCCTAACCCCTCCTCTGTAAAAACATTAAGGAGTATTAAACCAGCTATCAAAACTTGTGAATTGGTGTTCCCACC